TCATACTGTTGTCTTTTTTGCTGATGTGCCAGCCTGTCGCTTTCGTTGGTTTTTGGATGGAATAGAGTTTTTTTTATAGGTTAATCCCAGCTTTTTAAGGGATTGCCAAATAGTCTTTTTACAAACACCGAATCGCTCTGCCCGTTCCTTTTGGTAAGCATCTGGATACTGTTCCACATCTTTTGCTAAAGCATTTTTATCGAGCTTCCTCTTACGTGGCGTTGAATTTTTTGGCTCTGGTCGTTTAAGCCAACGTACTAAAGACGCTTTTCCAATACGGAATTGTTTCGCAGTTTCTCGAATTGTTAAACCTTCGGCTTTCCTTACAGATATTACTTTACGTCGAAAATCAATTGTATAACTCATAACACACCTTGTAATCAAAATTAAGTCGCCTAGCTATAAGACCTCACTGGTATAACGGTGGATTAACGCCAAACGAATCAGAGCGACTGTTCCGTGAACAGTCAGGTAGGGTGGCCAATTTTAGTTGACCACTACAGAACTGACAGAACGATTAGGAGAAAGTGTTAAACATGCCACCATCACAGCAGTAAAGAATGCCACAGGGAAAGAATATAAATTTGCTCCACTTCGTTGATGGTGTCGTGAGAACCAGGTGGAAGCAACCGAAGTACCGGATATTCGTTATGGTCAGGTTAAGTCATGGCCAGCTGAATCATGGCTACAGGTATACGGTATTAATCTGAAATCGTTATTTGCTAATAGCCAAAGTATTCACTAGAAATTGACAGCTATTTGGTATTTCCGCATCACTAAAAAAAAAGACCAGCGCTAGGCTGGCCAACACCAGGGAAAATGTTGCTGTTAATAAACACACAACGTTAACAATACTACCATAAATAACCTTATAAAAATTAATGTTTTGATTAACATTTACATTTATGTAATCAATAACCGGAGTAATCCTATGAATAACATCCATGAATACCGAACAACGTTACATCATGTCAAAGCAGGGATGCAGGTTATTTATCATGGTGAGGTGATGAAAATAATTAGATTGAAGGAAAAAAAATTAACAAACAAAGGATTGATATATCAATTCGATACCGATGGAGAAAGCGGAATATTAACCGGAAATGGCGGTAATAAAATCACTGTCTTAGAAAAAATAGACGACTTACATAAAAGTAAAAGCTGGTATATTTAACAGGAGATGAAGTGAAGTATGACCTGATACTCGCAGACCCACCTTGGCAATACCAAAAAAAGCATCAAACAACGCAGCAAATAAATCCTAATACTCTACCCCGCAAATTATATCCCTAACCTAACAAAGAACGAAGATAACCATTATTCGTGTTTCGTTATTGATTTTTGTGGGGCAATGAAGCGCCTAAAAATAGTGTGAGTTTTTGAATGAGGACATAAACGTGAATAATAATTCTATGTTCATTACAGATGAACAGATGAAAGAACTAACAGGTTACCAAAAACCATCCAAACAATGCAAAGTTTTAGAAGAAGCGGGAATCTTTTTCATTAAGCGGCCTGATGGTCGACCCAAAACGACATGGGAACATTTCAATAAACGACTTTCAAAAGCAACGGGTATTAACTTTGCTGAAAAACCAGATTTCGGAGCAATCTAAATGGCTAGAAAAAGAAAAAATCCGGCTGATAATTGGATGCCTTCAAGAGTGAGAAGAGGAAAATCAGCATTTGAGTTTTTGACTCCAGATGGAAGGACAATTCGATTATGTGATTTTTCTTTTACTCAAGCCGAGGTGTGGGTTGCATACGAAAAATTATTGCTATCATACAAAAATGAAGAAACACTTGCAGCTTTATTTAATGCATTTTTCAATTCCCCTGACTTTCTTAATTTATCAGGTGAAACGCAAAAAGATTATAGGAAATATGCCAATAAGTTAATGCCTGTGTTTGGAAAAATGTTACCTGACAATATAAAGCCAGAACACATTCGTAAGTATATGGACAAAAGAGGTCTAAAGAGTAAAACTCAGGCTAACAGAGAAAAAACAGTATTATCACGTGTTTTTGGGTGGGGTTATGAGCGAGGATTAGTCAAAATAAATCCATGCAAAGGAGTAAGACAATTCAAAGAAAAAGCTAGAGATCGCTATATTAGCGACGAAGAATATAATGCACTTTATTCTATATCACCAATTGTAGTAAAATTGCGATGGAGCTTGCCTATCTTTGCCTTGCCAGGCAAGCAGATATTTTATCTTTAACTTATTCTCAGCTATCTAATGATGGCATATTTATTAAGCAAGGGAAAACAGGGGTTGCACAAATAAAAGCATGGACAGATCGTTTACATGCAGCTATAGAGTTAAGTCATACTTTACCTTTGGATAAGGGAATTAGCAGTATATATGTTCTCCATCAACAAAGTGGATCTGGGTATACTCGCGATGGTTTTAATAGCAGATGGAGGAAAGCAAAAGAAGAAGCCAAAATTAAATTTCCACACTTAAACTTTGATTTTACTTTTCACGATTTAAAAGCAAAAGGTGTCTCAGATCTTGATGGTTCCTTATCTGAAAAACAAACAATATCTGGTCATAAAAACATCGCTCAAACTGCAAGATACGATAGAAAAATTAATATTGTTCCTGTCGTTGGAGGTCAAAAAAAGAAATGATCAAATCAAAAATATAGTGAAATCATGTAGCGAAAATATAGTGAAAGGTGATTTTAGTCACAAAAATTCACTCTTAAGTGGCTAACTTTTTACTGACTAACATATTGATAAACAATGTAAAATTTCATGGTGCCCAGGGCGGGCACTTGAACCCGCACAGCCTTAAGGCCGAGGGATTTTAAATATTTTCCCCAGACTTGAATAATCAACAACTTATTGATAAATAATAATATTTTATTGTTAAATATATGTAAAAATGAATAAATGTGTTTTGTCGCTGCCACTTTATTTATACAAATTATCAAAAGGATTTAGCGTAACAGCGGCATCTAAATGATCTGGCGAAAAATGCGAATATTGCATTGTCATCATAATAGTGCTATGCCCTAAAATTTGTTGTAGAACAAGAATATTTCCACCATTCATCATAAAATGACTAGCAAAAGTATGCCTTAACACATGAGTTCTCTGCCCTTTCGGTAAATCAATATTGGCTTTTTTCAAAGCGCCTTCAAAAGCATCATATGTATTAGTCTTAACTTAATCCGACAATTCTGATTTAAAAAAGAGCGTTACCGGTTTTAATTAACATCATTAGATAATTAAATAAAAGGTAATTCTATGTATAGCTAGGCGACTTAATTTTGATTACAGCATATGTATTAAAAACAGGTCATCGATAGTGCATCCTGTTTCCATCTTTTTACGTTTAGCTTGAGACCATTTATGTTCTATAGGATTTAAATCTGGTGAATACACAGGCAAATATTCTATCTGGTGTCCTGCGTTTATAATTGCCTGTTCAATATTCTTACCTTTGTGAAAGCTAGCGTTGTCCATAAAAATAACAGAATTTTCAGGAAGTTCTGGGAGCAATATTTTTGTGATCCAAACATAAAAACATCACGATTAATATTGCAATCAAATAATCCGATAGCAAAAAGGGTTGTTCCCAATAAAGCGCCAATAACATTTGTTCTTCCCTTAGCACCCCAGTTTTTCAGGCCAAAACAACGGTGACCTTTTGGGGAATAGCCGTGAGTTCGTGGAGTGTCATGTGAAAAACCACTTTCATCAATAAAAACAACAGATTTATCTTTTTTTTCATACTGTTGTCTTTTTTGCTGATGTGCCAGCCTGTCGCTTTCGTTGGTTTTTGGATGGAATAGAGTTTTTTTTATAGGTTAATCCCAGCTTTTTAAGGGATTGCCAAATAGTCTTTTTACAAACACCGAATCGCTCTGCCCGTTCCTTTTGGTAAGCATCTGGATACTGTTCCACATCTTTTGCTAAAGCATTTTTATCGAGCTTCCTCTTACGTGGCGTTGAATTTTTTGGCTCTGGTCGTTTAAGCCAACGTACTAAAGACGCTTTTCCAATACGGAATTGTTTCGCAGTTTCTCGAATTGTTAAACCTTCGGCTTTCCTTACAGATATTACTTTACGTCGAAAATCAATTGTATAACTCATAACACACCTTGTAATCAAAATTAAGTCGCCTAGCTATATCAAACAAATAATCCTATCATCAAACATAAAGTCGGGTTACTTAACCTCGCTGAAGAGCTTAATAACGTCTCAAAAGCCTGTAAGATTATGGGGGTATCCCGAGATACGTTTTATCGCTACCAGGAACTTGTTAACGATGGTGGGATAGACGCTTTAATTAATCAAAATCGACGGGTGCCTAACGTAAAAAATAGAGTAGATGAACAGATTGAAAGCGCTGTAGTCGAGTATGCGATTGAATACCCTGCACACGGTCAACACCGCAGTAGTAATGAACTAAGAAAAAAAGGCATTTTTGTTTCGGGGAGTGGCGTTCGCTCTATTTGGCTGCGCCATAATCTCGAAAATTTTACAAAACGCCTAAAAGCGCTTGAAGATATAAAATCGCAACAGAAGGAATTATCCTGTCAGAATCACAAATCAGTGCTCTAGAAAAGAAAGCGCAAGATGATGAAGCCTGTGGTGAGATTGAAACAGCGCATCCAGGTTATCTGGGTTCACAAGATACTTTTTATGTCGGTCATTTAAAAGGCGTTGGTCGTGTTTATCAACAAACTTACATTGATACTTACAGTAAAGTCGTTCATTGTAAGCTTTACATAACAAAAAGCGCGATAACGGCGGCAGATTTATTAAATGACAAGGTTCTCCCTTTTTATTCCCAGCATGGGTTACCGGTGTTACGTATATTGACGGACAGAGGCAGTGAGTATTGTGGTAAAGTTGAACATCACGATTATCAACTTTATCTCGCTATCAATGATATTGATCATACAAAAACTAAAGCTCGTTCACCTCAAACTAATGGGATTTGTGAACGCTTTCATAAAACTGTATTACAAGAGTTCTATCAGGTGGCTTTTCGTAAGAAAATCTATAGGGCTTTAAATGAATTACAAGCTGATTTAGATAAATGGTTAGCGGAATATAATAACCAACGCACTCATCAAGGAAAAATGTGTTGCGGTCGAACTCCTATGGCAACTTTACACGATGGAAAACAACTTTGGAGAGAGAAAGATTTAAATCAAATTTAACCTGACAGGTACTGTATAAATAACCGGTAACTGTTAGATTAAGTCTGAGCTACTACACTTCTTTTTGGTTTAGATAGAACACGGGTATGTCGCTGGGTAAAAATATTATTGCCGGTTTTAGAGATGACCTTGGGGCGAGAATGTGTTTTGCCCGCTCGTCAAATTCGCTCTGCTGAGGAATTTTTTCGCGCCTTTCCTGGAGTTAAAGACGTCTTTATTGATGGGACAGAGCGACCTGTCCAAAAGCCTAAGAATCTGCGTCGGCGAAAAAAAATGTATTCGGGAAAGAAAAGACAGACCACTCGAAAAGGGCTTATTATGACTGACGAAACGAGGAAAATTGGATTTATCCCCATGATCAAAAATGGGCGCCGTCACGATAAACGCTTACTCGATAAAGTCGATATAATTCGCCATATTCCCCCTGAGGTAACCATCTGGGCCGATACCGGTTTTCAAGGTATAGATAAACAGCATCCTAATACACAAATCCCAAAAAAAGGAACTCGAAAAAGACCTTTATCGCCTGAACAAAAACAAGAAAATAAAATAATCTCGGGCATCCGTATTACGGTTGAACACGCCATCGCGGGTATCAAGCGCCTCGGTTGTATGACCCAAATTTTACGGAATCGTAGACCCTTTATTGATGATACCTTTTTACTCCTTAGTGCCGGTCTTTGGAATTTCCATCTCAGAACAGCCTAAAATTTACTTCCAATCACCGAAAAATACCCTTATTTCACTATTAAGCAACACGCTTAATGTCTTTCCATGCATGTCATACCAACGATTAATCAAATTACTTAACTTAGTAGCATTAGAATCATCAACCCCAAAATCATCATCTTCAGATTTAAACATCTGTTGCCTTTCATAGGCTAATGCTTCACCTTTAGTCGCAAAACGCTTTCTTATACGAACACCATTACGCCCATCAGGAAAACACTGACATAACCATTTACCATTTGGTAGTTTACTGACCGCCACAATTTACAATCCTTAATTATCTTCTCAAACTCAAGTTTGTATTAGCATCGAACTACATCAACCCTTAAAATTTGGATTAATTATCAAAAAACGAATAAATAATCATTCCAATAAAAAAGCCTACTAAAAAAACAACGGCGAATTCTTTTAAATATTTGCCTAATAGGTCAAACAAATTCTTAATATACGATGGGTTTTTCTCTTCATGGATTTTTTCATATAACCACCCAAGAGCTTGCCTAAGTTGCGAGCAATTTAATTCAGAAAATAACGATTTCATGGCAAATTTAAACTGGCAATAAACCATGAGATCGTCTCTTAATTCTTTGTTATCGTCAGTATTTTTTAATAGGAAGTGAATTAATGCTTTCTTGTCTTTTTCTTCCTTGAAGTCATCTAACAAACCTTCAAGATAGTCAATAATCGGATGGTACTGATTAATGGTAATTTCATTGATATTATTGACACCACTTTCAGCATGAACTTTTTGCCATATGATAAATTTTTCTTCCCCACAGTTTTCAGCAACTGCTTTGATTAATTCATTAAGTTTTTTGCGCTGAGCTGAAACTAATAACCTCACATCTTTTTGCTCAATATTCGGTAGAATGTTTACTATTTTGCTCTCTTCATATTGTTCAATATGAATGGTATTCTCTTCAAAATCTCTACCTGCAATTTTGCTATCATGCCCTTTAAAATCGATATTCATCTATAGCCTCACGTTACTTATTCACTGAAAACTATTATTTCCTTTCATTATAATCTCGACCAGCTATACGCTGACCAGAATCAGTAACGCTAATTGACGTGCTCCCCGAAGGGGATATAGTGGATGTTAATGCACCATAAATAGCAGTTTTAACAGAGAGTGGGGCTGAACGATAAAGCCGTATGATTTCAGCTTCATCATTAGTTATACCATTAAGATTAGGTGTTCTTTGACCAGTAATAATATAAAGAACATCAACACCCACAATTGCAGCTTTTTCAAGATATTTTCCCTTTTTCATCATTAATTTGTGTGGCAGCTGTACAGCCTACCACTTTAGCAAATTGAACTTGGGTTAAACCAATGCGGTTCCTTTCCTCTTTTATTTTTTTAGCTAAATTAGTCACTTATTTACACTCTTATTTACGAGATTATAAGGATAGGGATTGTGATAAATCCTGTAAAATCAACGTTCGTAAATTTGCTATTACTCTAGTACTAATATCTATATAAAAGCTTCATATTACTAAATTAACTCAAAGCTATTATTTTGTTTCATTATAATCTCGACCAGCTATGCGCTGATTTGAACCACTGGTAATAATTGAGGTACTACCGGAGGGAACTGAAGTAGATGTTAGTGCACCATAAGCAGCGGCCTTAACAGAAAGTGGTGCGGAACGATAATATTTTATGATTTCAGTTTCATCACTATTGATATCTTCAATGTCTGGTAATTTTTTGCCTGTTAAAATAAACATTATATCTGCCCCCAATTCATGCAGATTGAAGAAAAAAGATGCTTTTGGCTCTGTCTTTCCTATTTCGTAATCACAATAAGCCCTAAAAGACACTCCACATGCTTTTGCAAGCTGACTTTGAGTAAGTTTCAGCCTTTCTCTTTCTTTTCTTAAACGAGAACTAATTTGCATATTTCTGCAATTTCCTGTTGGCTATTTGCGGTTTTTTGCAAATAATGTAGTTAAGTAAAAACTAGTGGATCACAATATAACATTATGGATCAAGAAAAACATATTGCTCGCTCGAATTTGCCTAAAGGTATTGCATCAAAAAATCCTATACCGATGCGATTGTTTGTAGATGAAAGAAAAGAACTAGAAGCAATTGCAGTCAAAGAAAGTCGCTCTATATCAGCAATGGCTAGATTGATATTTCTTATTGGCCTGAAGTATTTCTCGGAACAGGAGAAATAATGAAAGACATCACAATTAATTTTAGTGTTGGTTCACCTTATGTATCGGTTCAAGAATATTCACGGTTGTCAGGTATACCGGTTAACACTGTACGGGCAATGGTGAACAAAGGTGAGATCATTATCAGACCAAAAAAAGGAGCTAAAGAAAAAATCCAAATTAACATGATTGCCATGTTAAAAGATGCAATAAAAAACAGCTAAAAACAATGCATATGCTTAAGCTGAGCATACAACGTACAGTTTTTATTATTATGATTTTTACATCATCAAACTCTCAAAGGAGATAAATAATGGGAACGCCTAACTTAAGCGTCAAAGCAACAAGACTGGCTTATGTGATGGGTATTGATGCACTTTCCGTTGTGCCCTCCTGTGATGGTAAGTTGCTAAGACTGTATCTCCATGATCATTTACTAATTCAGATTGAATTATCACCAAAAATCAAACATGAGCGATTTAACCATTGAGAATATAAGTATTCGCTTTTTATTTAACACCAGGGAATTTTTTATACACAAAAAGTACGTAATAATACGTAATAAATAAAACACAACATCTATTTTGGTTAATGTAAAGTAAAAATCATATAAATCAATGAGGATATCTAATATGAGTAAACTTAATCAGCAATACAAATATCGTTTAACAGGTGAGTCTGTTAAGAGATATCACTACAATAATAAAAAAAAGAAATTATTGTTAATGGATAAATTAATTATTTTATTTGGCGTGTTATTTGTTTTTTATTTTATCACGATTGTTATTAAATCATAATGATAACAAATACAGAATAATTAACATCCCATCAGTTCATTCTATTAAAGTGTTAAGAAATAATATGACTGACATCAATAAAAAAGAAAATAAAAGGAAAATAAACAATTATCAGAATAAAGGATTATCAATAAACCAACGGTTTGATGGTTTAATTAGATGCGCTCAATTACGAACAGTTTACTTTAATAACGACCCTAATAATAAGTGTTTATCCGGCTTTATTGAATATTTACGAAGACATAATAAACGCTTTGTTAATTTAATTTTTTATTTGGCTAATATTGATAATAAAAAACATAATTTAAAGTTTGATGAATTTAATAAAGAAGAAAAGCGGGCAATTATTTATGCGACATTTCAATTACGAGTACTGGTTGCATTAATACCAAAAAATATCATTATCCCCTTTTAAATAATAATTGATTGACTTAATGGCGACAACGTCAGGGAATTCTTTTACCTAAAAATTACATAAAAAATGCACGATAAAAGTGCCTTTTTGGAGTTAACTCAATGATAAATACTATGCGGGTGAATTTAATTATCTCAAAATTAATTCAGGAATTCCAATTTAAAGAACAAAATGGATATTTACGGCAAGGTATTTGCCCCGATTGCCAAAAAAAGGAATTATTTACCGCCATTGATAAACCCTTTGTGCTCAAATGTGGTCGTGAAAATAAATGTGGCGCCGAAATTATCGTTAAAGAAATCTATCCTGAGCTGTTTCATAACTGGTCAACGCACTATCCTAAAACACAACAGGCCCCAAATGCCGCAGCGGATGCCTATCTGCAACAGGCCAGAGGGTTAAATATTGCGCCGTTAAAAGGGTTGTATATTGAATCCGGTTATCACGCTAAAGGGCTGGGTTCAGCAACCGTAAAATTTACCTTACCCAATGGCGCTTATTGGGAGCGCGTTATTGATAACCCACAACGCTTTGACCGAAAAGCTAATTTTTTTGGCAGTTATAAAGGGTATTGGTGGAGTCTGCCGCAACAGGATTTAACAAAGGCAACTGAAATTTGGCTAACCGAAGGGATTTTTGATGCAATTAGCCTTGCTCAGAATGGCCTGTACGCCGTTTCCCTGATGAGTTGCCATAATTACCCAGAGCATGCCTTAGCGGCGCTTAAAACGGCATTGGGCGCGAACAAAAAGCCTCTGTTAGTCTGGGCACTTGATAAGGGTAATGCGGGCGAAAAAGCGATAAGAAAACACGTTGCACGAAGTCAGCAGGAAGGCTGGAAATCCTGTGCTGCCTTACCTTCGCAATTTAAAAATGAAGACTGGAACGATTTACACCTCAAAGGTAAGCTCGAACGTTATGATTTAATGCGTTATCGTTATTATGGCGACTTGTTACTGACAAAAAGTGCTACCGATAAGGCAATGTTAATATTCAATTATACCCACCGTAATGACTTCTATTTTCAATTTGATAGCCGTTTTTACTGGTTTAAACTCGATATTGAAAGGCATTTAAAGGCGGTTGAACGAATTTTAGACTCAGAAAAGCTAACTAAAGAAGAGGCTACCACAAAAGCGTTAAAAGAGTCCGGCGCTGTCAACGAAATTGCCAACTGTTACCCGACCCCGCTTTATTTTCAGAAATCCGAAGAAACCGACGAATCCTGGTATTATTTAAAACTGGATTTCCCGCAACAAAGACCCAACGTCAAAGCCACTTTTACCGCCAGTCAGTTAACCAGCGCTTCTGAATTCAAAAAACGGCTTTTGCATGTCGCTAAAGGTGCTGTTTACACTGGGGACACACATCAACTTGACCGCTTTTGCAAAAACGAATTACCGCATATCAAGGAAGTAAAAACCCAAAATTTCATTGGTTATAGCTAG